TGGGTGGCCGTCATCCGCATCTTTTCAACGTGCGGCGAAAGGCTGCCCTGTGCCAGCTGGCCGAACGCGGGTTTTTCGCCGGTGTCGGGGTTGGTCGTGGCCGCGATGATCGCCCCGACATACTGCCGGAACTTGTCCGATACGATGGTATCGTACTGCTCATCCGTCACGCCAAGGATGTATTTCTGCGGCGTGGTGTCAAACTCCAGCGCAATGGCGGCGTTGGCCACAACCCGGACATAATCGTCAATCAGTGAGCGGATGGGCCGTTTCAGCCGGGAGCGGCCAAACGGCTTGCTGCTGGTGGCGTTCCAAATCAGTGGCTCCATCAGCGGCCGCCCCATCTTATTGGGATGCCGTTTTGCTGTCCAGATGTTCCCCTCACGGGTTAGTACGACCACGGCGGTGTCGGTATACAGGTTGACGATGGACGGGGCCCATTTCCCTTTGTCCTTTTCGTCCTTCATGGTGTCGATGATGGCAAGGCCGCAGTCGATCCGGCCTTTCTCGCCGCTCCACAGGGCAGCGGCCGCAGCAGGGGAGTGGAACCGGATCCGGCAGCCGATCGCATCGTCAGCCGAAAGCGTGGCAAACACGCAGCCGTATTTCAGCTCATCACGGCAGGCTTTGGCGTATTCGGCCACAAGGCGGTTATCCGCCACCAGTCGGGCAAGGCTGTCCAGACTGCCGCCGGTGCCCACAAAGCCGTCAAACATACTGCGGGCGGCAAGCACATCCACCGCTTTCTGACCCCAGCTGCAGCCGACCTCCAGCCCACGCAGCCCCGTGGGCAGGGCAATGCCAAGGTTTACGTCCCGCAGGGTCACATGACCCTCATAATATTTGTCTTTGGTGGCGTTGCGGCTCTGGTGGTAGCTGTAGGCCTCGGCCAGGTCGCTGAGCTGCTGCTGTTCCGCGGCGGTCAGCCCGGCCACATGGCCAAAATTCAGGGTATTCATCATGGTTTTCCTCTCATCCGATGCGCATTTTGCGTGTCGGGTCGCGTTTGCAGGTTTTCGCGCCCCACAGTGCCAGGGCGCAGGCTTCCAGTGGCAGGCTGTTGTCGCCGCCAAAGCCATACCCGCCGCTGATGGGCCGCTTGGTGCTGGTGATGGCGCTTTCGGCAAGGGCCTGCTGCGGCTTGTACCAGGTCAGGCCGCGCTCGTTCACGGTGGTGGTAAACAGCCCCACCGATGCGATTACGTCCCTGGCAGAGGGGCGGAGCACGGCGCTTTTGGCTTTCCAGGTGGGGCGGATGCGCTCCACCAGCACGTCCACCCCGTTGCGGCCATCAATCACCACACAGCTTGCGCGGTCATAGCGTTCGTTCAGCCAGTCCACCAGCCAGGCCAGGCCGCGGCCGGTGGGCTGCTGTTCAATCAGGGATACACGCGCCGGACCGTCTTTCGGGATCACCGCGCCGCACAGGCAGACAGAGGAACCGTCCGCCGCAAACTTGACGCCGTAAGCGGTTTTGCCCTCCGGCTTTTCGGCATCGCTGGCACAGGCTTCCCAGGCCCGGGCATCCAGCGCCTTGTCGCTCTGCTCCGTCAGAATGGGGCTCCACCAGCCCAGGCGCTCTCTGGCAAAGCCGTCGGCGCTCATGCTCCGGCACTCCTCCGCCGCAAACTCCTCGCTGAGCCGAATGCCCATGGCCGGGTTAGTCTGATACCAGACCGCGTGATCTTCTAGGTCGATCTTGTCAACCTGCTCTCCCTCCACTGACCATTCGTGCCAGGCATCGTGCGCGCCCGGTGCTCCAAGACAGGCTGTCCGGCGGCGGCGGAATACGTCGCCGGGACAGCCCGGATAGGGCGGCGTGCCGGTATAGATCAGCTGCCGGGTGCCGGTGGCCGATGCGGCCAGCGTGGCCATGATGGCCTCCACCTGGTCGTCCGTCAGCTCCTGTGCCTCGTCATAGACCACCAGCGAGATGCCGTCAAAGCCGCGGGCCGCTTGCCGGGATCGGGCCGAGAACTCAATGCTCCCGCCGTTCAGAAGCTCGATGCACTCCTCGCCGTTGGTGTAGCGGATGTTTTTCACCAGTTCCAGCACCTCCGGGTGCCGCTTGTCGGTAAACATCCGGACCAGCCGGTTAAAGCTCTTTTTTGCCGTGCGCACCTGATGGGCGGTGTGCAGGATCTTCTCACCGTTGATGACCATTCCAAAAAACTCCCGCCCTTCCAGGCACACGTTTTTCCCGTTCTGCCGGGGCACGGCCAGCCCGGCAGAGGTCACGGTGTACTGCCCGGATGCATCCCGGCCCAGCCAGCAGTCCAGCACCAGCTGCTGCCATTCATCCAGCGCATTGCCGTAGGCGGCCATCAGCGCTGCGGCGTCCGCACCGTCGGTCGTAACGCGCTCCGGCTCGATGCGGTATCTTGGAATCTGTGCGCCGGTCATGCGTCCTGTTTTCTCCGATTCTGCACCAGAGTGAGTACGCTTGTCGGCTTAATGTCGGATATTTGCTCTTGCGGCACCTCCACAGGTAGGAGCTTAATCAGCATATCCAATCCAGACAGGTACGTTTTCCACAATGCCTCATAAGCCCGGAAGGCCGGGTTCTCTCTCACGCCCGACTGCCCACCGCCGTTGTCATATTCCACCGTGATGCCTTCCTCACCGATGGTTTCCCTGGCATCGTCCAGCTTGGATTTCATCCACGAAACATTCAAAATCACCGGGTCAAGCGACTTGATTTTTTCATCATTCAATCCGTTTTTGGCCAAAAATTTAGCCAGTTTTCTGCGCTCTGCGGCAGACCTTTTCGCGATCTCCGCGCGCGCGCGATTAGAAGTATCTGCTGCCACTTTTTGCTTCTCCTTCCTGTTTTGATACCACCCCCCAATCAAATTATTTTTTGCGGGGGTAAATCGGCGCTGGACGGCTTGGGGTCGCCCGCCGGCCGGGGCGGGGGACCCTCCCCACCCCTCACCAGCTGCCGTCTGCAGGAGGCCTTTGTGTGCGGGTGTGCTGCGCAGAATTGGGTTTTGCGGGCGAAAGCTTGCAGCCTTTCTGCGCGTTGCACCAGTAATGCGCAGCCTGTAAGTTGTCCCAATCTTCAGCCGCAGCCCGCGGGGAAGCGTACCCGAACTCGCGCCAGCGGGCAACGGGGCGTATCTCATCCACCACAAAGCTGAGCGGGTGCGCGGCATCGGATGGTTCATCGTAATGAATCGGGCCAAGGCGTCCGCCGCAGATTCCGCACGGCGCGCCCATGGCTTTCAGCCGGGCCCGGTGCTTTCTGCGCAGGGCTCCGTTGGCATACCGGGGGTTAGTCATAGAGGGGCCTTTCTCAGCGGCCGCTGGTAGGTCCAACATCCGCCGGGGCCGATTTTATGTTTGGGCCGCTCGCACTGCCACGGGTTGACACAGCGCGGCAGGGAACAGATCACCCGTTCGTTGCCGCACATGCGCCAGATACAGCGGGCGCAGGGGTTGGTTGTTTTGTTGTTTTTATCTGCCATGGGTTACACTCCAAAACAAAAGAGGGCAGCCGGTGGGCTGTCCTCTCAATATTCTATGATATCAATTCTAGCACTAAAAAATCTTGCACAGTATCAACTTTTAGCCAATTCCTACGCGTTGCGCAACATTTTCCAAATATTTGCGGCGGCGGCGATAGAATTCTATCCGGCTAATTCCCGGCACTTCCAGGCGCTCGTATGTCCAGGTGCGGCAATCCTTGCAGTTGAGTGCAATCGCCTTTTGCAGCGCGGCCCGTACCGTGGAGTTCTGGATGTCCGCCCCGATCTCATCCGCGGCGGCATCGATGGCCCGCATGATCTGCACATCCCGCTGTGTCTCAAGCTGCTGGATCGCCTCGGCCTTGTCGGCGGTGATGTCGTTGGAATTCCCGCCGGCGCGCGGCAGGTACACACGCACGGGCGCGCCGCTGCTGGTTGTGGTATCCACAAAATTTGTGCCGCTGCGCAGGATGATCTCATCCACCTGGCGCTTATACTCGGTCTTGCGCCTGGCCTGGCCGCGCACCAGCTGCAGGGCTGCCAGTACGGTATCATTCGGCAAACGTTTGTTTTTACCCATGTGTGTATGCCCTCCTGCGCTTTTAGCTGCTTATAATTTGTGGGCCAGCGCTTTGCACGCTTCGATCATCGCCCTGCCTAAAACCAGCGCTGCTGTTAGGCCGCCCAGCAACCCAACGCCCACGCCCAGCAAAAAAATGCCTGACCGCACACCTGCGGCAAATGCCTCAAACATTTTCTCCCTCCATTTTTGCGCCACAGTTCGGGCAGTATTTTGGTAAAAGTTCAGGATCATCTGTTCCGTCGTCGATGCAATATTCGCACGACGAACAATGCCATATATCATAGACTGGATTTCCGTCTGCGTAGCCGTCATAGTCGCCCCGCCAGTACGCCGTAGGTCGCAGGGTCTCCGGGTCAATGGTCGGAATTTCGTCCACTTCTTGCTTGATTTTGTTCCATTGCTCTTCATCGATGTCTATGGCATTGAAAACGGCATCCATTACCTCGCGGGCGTCAATCAGCCGCATTGTTACTCGCCCCTTTCTGCTTCATCGGCCAAGGCCAGCAGCGCCTTATGGAGCGCTACCTGGAATTTTTCCGCTTTTTCTGTCAGGCCACCCTGCTGCAAAGTATCAACTAGGTCAAATATTTTCCCGGCGGCGTCCTGCAGCTGGTCAAACAGCAGACCAAAGCGCACCGCAGATTCATCTGCGGCCATGTTCAGCCTGGCGGCAGTTTCCTCGGCCTGGCGGCGGGTCTTGTCCAGTTCTTCAGCGTGTGCCTGTTCGGCCGCCGCAGCAGCGCGCTGTATCTCTTCCAGCTCTTCTTTGGCTTTCCGTGCGGCCTTTATGGCTTCATCGCGCTCTTTCTGGTTCAGCTCGGTCATTTTGGCGTCGGCCAGGCGCTGGCTTTCCATTTCGGCCTTCATCTCGGCGTGAATCTCGGCCCGCAGGGCATCCATGTCCACTTCTTCGGCCTGCACCTCAGCCACCGGCGGCTGATTCTGCAGCATACTGAGCTGTTCAGCGTACCCGGCATTTTTTGCCTGCAGCTCTTTGATCTGCGCTTTCAGCGCGGCCACCGTCGTTTCCGTCAGGTTGGTTTCCGCCGCGATCTGCTGCTGCTCCTGCCCGCTCAATTGCGCCAGCAGGGCCAGCTTGGTAACGCCCGCGGCCGCGTTCTGTTCGATCAGCTGCGCGGGCAGTTTTTCGGCAATGGCAATGTAGTTATACGCCTGGCGCTGCTTCATTCCCATGGTGGCCAGCGTGTAGGCTTCCAGTGTGTCAAAGCCCAGTGCCTTGTATCCACCGGTATCCCGCATTAGTTTGATTTTGCGGGCCAGGTCCAGCAGGCTGGCCGCCGCTGCCTGCGCCGCGGCCATGATCTCATAATGCAGGCGTAGAGCGTCAGATTCCTCCGCCGTAGCGGCGGCACCCACAAACGTCATCTGTTCGGTATCGTATTTCATTGCGTTCAGCCCTCCCGTTATGCCGCCGCTTCGGCGGCTTTGTTTTTCTTCTTTTTGGCCTTTTGTTCCGGCGGCAACTGCCATTTGGCCAGTACCTCGCGTTCCCACAGATCCACAAATTCCCGGACCCGCCGGGGTATTTTTAGCCTTTTACCGTTGGCAAATTCGTTCCCGTATCCATGCAGCTGGATTTCTTTTTTGCTGTATACGTCAATGTTCAGGGTGTACCAGCTGCGTTCTGGTCGTCGGGTATGCCGCACAAACAGGATAATTCTGCCCCGTGCGTGGGAATCTGAGTATCTGCCAACGCAATGGTGCAGGGTGCTGCCTTCCCGGATCAGCTCAAGCGGCGTTTCCGCCGGGCGAATGCAGATCCCATCATGTTCCCATGCCAACCCGGCGCAGCGGGCCGTCATGGCAGCGAACGCTTGCCGGCATTTGTCGCTTACCCGCTCGTGCTGTATTGTTTCATGCATTCGGTCATGGGCGGCGCGCAGGTCTTTGGGCCAGCGCACGGTGTCCTGGTTCAGGTCACAGCCGGCAGCGGCGGCCATGCGCCAATAGTCCTCAAGCTGCGTAAACTCCTGCCCCTGGCGCTTTATATAATTTACGGTCCGCACCAGCGGCTGCTTTTCGCGCAAAATCCACTGCGTGTTGTATGCTCCGATGGTTTTCATCGCGGTGCAGAGGTCGCGGAAACTCACGCCGCGGGGCTGGGGGAACAGCTCCTGCTGCGCTTTCAGGCAGTCAAGCCCCAGGCCGTACCCCCTCCAGATTTGCAGCTCTTGCTTTGTCATGCCTAGCATTTGGGCAGGGCGTTTTTCTTTCCAGTCCACCCACTCCAGCTTTGGAGCCGCTGTTTGCGGGGCGATCCCGGTATAATAGCGCCGCTCCATTTCGCTGTCTATCCCATCGCCCACCAGATTGCCCAGCCCGGCAGTGATCAGGTTCTCAACGTTTGGGTGCTTAAAATACAGCCGCAGGTATGCCACCGGGTAAAACGTTTTTTCTGCGTTTGATTGCTCCATGTACTCCCACAGCTTGGCATTCTCTGCGCCGGTTCCGTCCAAATTCGGCAGGCTGGCAGCGTACATTTTCGGGCTGCCAATATCATCCACCAGTTTTGCGCGTTGTACCCATTCGCCCAGGTTCCGCCAGCTCCGGGCCATGGCGTTAAACTGATAGTGCGCCAGCTTGATGATCCGCCGGCCATCCACCACAAAGGCGTTAATAGCGTTCCGCTCGGTGTGGCGGTGGCCTACGTATATGCGGCGCTCAATGCACCATTGCGTTAATATCAGGCAGTTTTCCGTGACCGTTGGCACCACGGCAAAGTCCTGCGACACCAGCCCGTACCGCAGTTCCTGCACATTGCGCAGCCGCGTTTGAGCGCCGCACAGGGGGCATACCATGGTTTCGCCGTTTCGCTTTTTGTCAATGGTGTCTTGCTCAACGTTCACAACCTGCACGCCGCTGTTGTTCTGGTATATCATGTTTTCCCTGCAGCATGGCGTGCCTTGGGCGGGTACATATTCCGCCAGATACCAGCTTTCGCACTCGCTACACCACAGAGCAGCGGGGCGTATGGTGGCACTTGGGCGCAGATCGGCGCGGCAGTCTTCGCAATCCAGGCGGGATTCGGCATCATCCCGTGATATGCACCGGTAACTTGTTACAGCAAGCGGCTTTCTGCCCATGGCATCCAGATAGCGTTCAATGTCGTCCGGCGGCGCGGTTGGTATCATGTCCACATATTCTTCCAGTGTTCTCATGGCGCTGCCCCCTTACATGAAGTCCATGATGTTCAGGCGTTGGCGCTTGGGGCGTTCTGCCGGGGCGGGTGCGGTACTCTGGTCGCCGGCATCGGCTTGCACGCTCTCCGGCAGGCCAAAATGCACGCGCAGGATACCCGGCACGGCCGGGCCGGGGCAGCAGGCGGAACTGCCGCTTTTGTGCTTGTTGGCATAGTCGTGGATCGCTTTCTCACAGGTTTTCAGATCATGTGTTCCGGCTTCAAAATCCGTAACAACCACCCTTGCCTCGTCTTCGTTCATGCCATTGATGGTGTTTTTCAGGTCTTCGGCCACGCACCACAGCAGGCTACCACTTTTCTCTTTTTGCTGCATGGCCGCAGCCATTTCCAGCGCTTTTTGCTTGTTTTCCATTTGCGTTTACTCCCTATTGTTTTATTTTTATCCCGCCGGGGTGGGGGATAACGTTGTATTACCTGCGTTTCCGGCGTAGCTTGATGTACATCCGCCATTCGGCCCGCTCCTCGTTATAGCTGGGCACAGCCCCCAAAAATCTGTAACCGGGGTAGCGCTGCTCCCAATAATCGGCATCGTCCACGCGCAGGGTGCAGGCATCGGCCAGCTTACGCGGGGTCCAGTGGGTATCGTTGGGGCGGGGATAGGTGGGCCGCTCTAAGCCGCGGCTTGCATGCCAGCTTTTGCGGCGGCGGGGGGATTTCAGCATGTACTTTGCCAGCCCTTCCCGGCTATCGTGTTCCGGCTGCCGGCGGGCCGCGGTCTCCGGG